GTAGGGATATTCCGTTTTCGTGTTCTACAAATTGCACATTTAGTGTAAGTGTTGACCAAAAAGAAGTAACAAGCCAAACGAGTGCGTGGTATAGGGAGTTTAAAAACGACATAGCTAGTTGGACAGTTAATTGTGATGGTCTTATAACTTTGGATGGTTATGGCTATTTATTCTTACTTGAGCAACAACAAGATAGGACTACAATTTTAGTAAAGTTTGTTATTGACAACGGAGTTGATGGGTTAGTAGTAATTAGTGGGGATTGTAATTTAACAAGTTTACAAATTAACGCACCTTACAAGGACATAGCAACGTATAGTGTATCGTTACAGGGTACAGGTGCTTATGCTACAACAGGAACTGAAATCAATCCTGAAGGGGTTGTTATTGTTGCTGGAGGTGCGGTTTACACAAAGGGAACAACGGCAGCAGGTGGCGAAACTACTATTACTTATGGCGATATGATAGGCAAGGCTTGTCTTTATGTTTCTCGTGGTGGTATAGATGTTCAGGATATTTTAACAACAGGAACGGCAGTGGATGAGCAAGTCAAGTGGAATAGTACGACAGGGGTATTGACATTTGGAAGGGTATTAGAAAGTGGGGAGTTTATTAGGGCATTATTTCAATAATAATTTAGTTATAAATTAATATAAGATGGCAAATCAAATAGTTGTTTCAGCAGGTGCGAAAGTTAGGAATTTACAAGATGTAATTATTGGAACAAGTGGGGTATTGACTTCATTAGGATTTGATGTTGCAAATGGTGTGCCAAGACTTGATGTCAATGGTAAGATTTTAGTAAGTCAGTTACCTAACTCCGTAATGGAGTACAAGGGTACTTGGAATGCTGCAACTAACACACCAACCCTTGTAAATGGTACAGGAAATCAAGGTGATGTTTACTTATGTAATGTAGCAGGAACAGTTGACTTCGGTGCTGGTGCTATTGCTTTTGTAGTAGGCGACCAAGTTATTTATAGTGGTTCAATATGGCAAAGGGCTTCAGGCGCAACAGGAACAGTTACGAGTGTAGCCATTACTGAAAGCGGAGATAGTTTAAATATTACAGGCTCACCAATCAATACCAGCGGTACAATAAATATCGGTTTCAACGGAACAAATCTTCAATATGTAAACGGAGCAGGAAACTTGACAACTTTTCCTACTTTAATGACAAGTGTTGGATTAACAATGCCAACTGCATTTACAGTTACCAACTCACCATTAACAGGAGCAGGAGGTACACTAGCAGTAACAGGAGCAGGTGTTGCTTCACAATATATCAGGGGAGATGGTACTTTAGCAGATTTCCCTTCAAGTGGCGGTGGCGGTTCATCGGTTTCGTATTATCTTAACGGAGGAACAAGTCAAGGCACTATTGGTGGTACTACTTATTACGAAATGAGTAAAACTGCGGTAATAGGAACAGGGGTTGATTTCGCTAAATCAGGGGATGGTTTTATAGTAGCATTTTTAACGGATGCTAACGACCCTGCACAATTAAACATACCAGCAGGAAATTGGAACTATGAGATTTATGCTTCAATGAGTTCTAATGGTGGTACTCCGCAGATGTATGCAGAACTTTACAAGTACGATGGAACGACTTTTACTTTGATTTCTACAAGTAGCAATGAGATTTTATACGATGGTACTGCTTTGAATTTGTACACTTTTGCAATGGCAGTTCCTGATACAAGTTTGACTTTGACGGATAGATTAGCGGTTAAATTATACGCTACGAATAGCGGTGGTAAGACTACAACTATTCATACTCAAAATGGTCATTTGTGCCAAATTATAACAACATTTAGTACAGGTATTACTGCATTAAATGGTTTGACTGCTCAAGTGCAATACTTTCAAACAGGAACGAGTGGAACGGATTTCAATATCTCAAGTACAACGGCTACACATACTTTTAACTTACCAACGGCAAGTGCAGCGAATAGAGGTGCTTTAAGTTCAGCTGATTGGTCAGTATTTAACGCAAAGCAGAATGCTATTACATTAACCACAACAGGTACGAGTGGTGCAGCAACCTTAATAGGTGCAACTTTAAACATACCTAACTATGCACCTGATTTAAGCGGTTATGTAACACTAGCCACAACTCAAACAATCACAGGTGCTAAAACATTTAGCGGTTACACAACCTTTACATCAACAGTAGATATTACAAGCGGATTAACTTTCAGTAATTCAGGGTTTACTTTGGTATTACAACCGCCAACATTAAGTGTAAATAGGACAGTTACTTTGCCTAACGGAACAGGAACTTTAGCTTTAACTAGCGACATATCTTATCCTGTTACTTCGGTATTCGGTAGAACAGGAGCAGTAGTTGCAACAAGTGGTGATTATACAACTGCACAAGTTACTGAAAGTGGTAACCTTTACTTTACGGATTCAAGGGCAAGATTAGCTTTATCATTCGTAGCAGGTAGTGGTGCTTATAATTCCACAACAGGGGTAATAACAATCCCTACAAACAATAATCAAATTACTAATGGTTCTAACTATATTACTTTAGGTTCTTTAAGTGCAGGTGTAGGAATAAGTTATAACAATACGACAGGGGTTATAACTAACTCTGCTCCTGACCAAACTGTTTCTATAACGGCAGGTGCAGGAATATCAGTTAGTGGTACTTATCCTTCTTTTACTATTGCTTCAACAATTACACAATACACCGATGCTTTAGCAAGAGCAGCAATTAGCTTAACTACAACAGGAACTAGCGGAGCAGCAACATACAACAACACAACAGGGGTATTAAACATACCACAATATACTGACCAATTTGTAGGAACAGTTACAAGCGTAGCTGCTTTAACAATAGGTACAAGTGGAACGGATTTAAGTTCAACAGTTGCAAATAGTACAACAACTCCTGTAATTACTTTAAATGTACCTACCGCAAGTGCAACAAATAGAGGTGCATTATCAAGTGCTGATTGGACAACATTTAACAATAAGCAAAGTGCTTTAACTAATCCTGTGTTAGCAAGTGGAACTTGGACATCGGGATATTTACCTAAAATAAATGGTACATATACAATAGGGAATAGTTTAGTTTATGATAATGGAACAGGTGTTGGAATTGGAACTACTAATACAACTTATGCAAGATTAAATATACTTTCAACAGGTACTCAATTATATAATGGAATATCAGTATATTCTACTAATGGTACTGAATCTTTTTTAGGTTTAGGTTGTGATGGTACAAATGCAGGTATTGATGTTACTTATGGAGCAACAGGCTCTTATTTACCTTTTGTTGTTAAAACAGGTGGTTCTATAAAAATGACCTTAACTACTTCAGGCAATTTAGGATTAGGAGTTACACCGAGTGCGTGGGGAAGTAATGTTACCGCATTTGAATTACCACAAGCAGTTTCTTTATATTCTTGGAATGCATCAGCAGTTCCTCAACTTTATTTAGGTGCAAATCATTATTGGGATGGCTCAAATTGGAGATATAAAATTACAGGTCAATTATCTACTTTATATTATCAAGCAGTTGGGCAACATCAGTGGTTCAACGCTCCTTCAGGAACGGCAGGTAACGCTATAACCTTTACCCAAGCAATGACCTTATTTAGTGATGGTAATTTACTTTTAACAAATAGTACAGTTACTAACGCAGGCTACAAGCTAGATGTTAATGGTACAGGAAGGTTTAGTGGGGTATTAACTGTAAATACAGGAGCAAGTGCTACAACCACAAATTTTACAAATAATGGTGATTTTATTTCTAATTGGATTGGTAATAGTACAGTACAATTATTTTCAATACGCAACAATTCAACCACAGGTGTATTTTTAAACACACAAAATTCAGCACCTTTAAGGCTTGGAGTAAGTACGGGAACAACAGGCGGAACTATTGTTAATCATTTTGAAATTGCATCCACAGGAACTGCTACATTTACAGGTAATGTATTTATTTCAAAAGCAACTGCATTACTTGTGTTAAATGACACATCGGGTTCGGGTGCTCAAATAGGTTCTTTTAGTAATAATCTTAACTTAATAGATAACGCAACAGGAACAAAAGGTTTAGTTATTAGTTTATCCACAGGAGCAGCTACATTCTCTAGTAGTGTAACGGCAGGGGCTACAGGTATACAACCATTAATTCACGCTAAAGGTGGTGGAGATGCTTCAGGAATGGGCAAAGGTAACTTTAGAACATCAGACCAAGGTGGAACAAACTACTTTGATTTTGGTAGAGATAATTTAAGCACAGGAAACTTTGTTTTAACAAGTGGTGGTGGAAGTCCTTTACTTTCAATAACAACAGGAGGAGCAGCTACATTCTCAAGTAGTGTAACGGCAACAGGATTCTTTGAAAGTTCTTCAATTAAGGGTAAAGATATTATAGCTACTAATCCATTACTTGCATTAGACATTGATGTAATAAAATACACAAGAAAAAGTGATGAAAGTAAAGATATTAGATATGGTTATTCAGCAGAGCAAATACATTCATTAATGCCTGAACTTACGGATAAGGATGTAACTGCGGTAAAATATTTAGATGTGCATACGATTTTAATATCTCAACTTCAAAAAGAGATTAAAGAACTAAAAGCTAAACTTAACTAATATGGCAGATACTTGGGCAGGTACGGCTTTAAATCAAGGCATAACTAGAACGGCAATGAATGACTTTTGGAACTTAAATACCAATGGTGGTTATCCTTGGTGTGATGGTTGTTCGCAACCTGCTGATTCACTTCAATTAATAACAAGGGCTTATTATGAAGCTAATTATGTTTTTACAAGTGCTTATGGAATTTACTTAATTGATACTGCTAAAACAAGTTTACAAATATTAGTTAAAAATGATATAGGAGTAAAGATTGATTTACTTACCACAACAGGTGCTTGTAATTGGGGTTCTTTTGTTGCAACTGTTTACTTAAATCCAACATTAACTTTAGCTTACACAAACGCAGCACAAACAACTTTATATAATGGCGGTGGAACTCAAAGAGCAACACTTGATATTGCATATCCTTCTGCAACTTTAACTAGATTAACAATTAGTGCAGCAGGTGTTGTTAGTGGAATTACTTATGATTATTGTTAAAAATATAAAATAAAATAAAATGAAAACAATCTCCCCTATCCAAAGTTGGATAAATGGAAAATCAGTAACTGCAACAATCTTTAATATGTATGTAATCGGTGGGGTGCTAGGTTCATCTGCATCGTTTTACTACTCGTTACTAGATAGTGATTTAGCTAATGTAGCACAAGGTAATTTAACAATGAGTGGTGAGGCTTATTTAGGTTGGGGTAATGATGATGAGTATGCGTGGGATTGGGCAGCATCTACTGACCAACTTAATCTTACAATCATAGGGGATTATGTTCCGCCTGTGCCTGAAGTAGTTGCTGAAATAACCGAATAGTACTAATTTTGGCAAAACCAATATTATGAAAACAGCAATGATGGAGTTAATTGATGATTTAAAAGAATTAAAAAAAGATTCTAAAGAAAGAAATCAAGATAGCTCATTTGATATAGGAATGACTTTTGCAATAGCAAGAGCAGAATTAAGACTTGAAAAAGAAAAAGAGCAGATAATAGCAGCAAGAGAAGATGGGAATATGTTTTATTTATTTAAAAGCAATGAACAATACTACAAACAAACCTATAACAATTAACATATATTTGTAAAAAAACCCAACAATATGAATTACAATCAATTGAATCAATTAGTGGCTAACCTTAACGCAGTTATTGGTAGTCAAGAAAATCGTACGCAGAAAAAACTTTTCCGTATTTATGAGAAAGTAAAGAGCCATCACGAAGCATATCAGGCAGATGTTGAAGGTTTAAGATTAGACAATGCTCAAGTAGATGACAAAGATTGTTTAATCCTTGATGAGAAAAATGGCTACAAATTCACTAAAGAATCAATTAAGAAGCTAACTGCTCAAGTAAAAGAACTAGGGGAGAAGGAGTTTGAGTTTAAGCCTATTGAAGTTATCAACACTCAAGGTTTAGAGCATTTTGTATTTCTTGAAGATTGGGTTACAGGTATCACATTTATTAAAGAAGAAGAAGAAGAATTGTAATGAACACAACTTTATTTATTATTGGTCAAGCCATCATTATCATTGCTGGTTTAATCGGAATCTACGTTAAGATAAGTCTTAAACTAAAAGAATTAGAAATCCGTGTTAGTATGGTTGAAAAACAAGATGACCAAATCTATAAAAAGCTAGACCATATACTTGACCAAATAAATAAACTTTCTATTGCATTGCAAAACAAACAAGACCGATGAGGGACATAATAACTGCCATATTAATAATAGCGGTTTTAGTGTTGGTTCTTGAGCCAAAAAAAGAAACAAAGCCGATAGTAATAACGAAGTACGACACTATTGTAGAAGTTAAAAACATAGTAAAATATAAGAGGGGTGAAAGCATCCCTTTTGTAGTTTTAGACACAATCGTTAAAATAGATGAGGTTCACGATACAATCAAAATATCCGATTATAACCGAGTATATGCGTATTATGATACCTTAAAGCTGGATTCCGTACAATATGTTTATGTCAGCGACACCATCAGCCAAAACAAAATACTTGGAAGGGGATATGGAGGACATTTCGTAGAAAAAACCATAAGAATAGAAACTACCAAGACACTACCACCTAAATTTGCCGTTTATTGGGGTGTTTTAGGCGATTTAAGACAGGATAACAAAAAAGTGGGGTTCGGCTTTGGGTTGGCGTTTAAAATGCCTAAAAATGGCTTATTTACGCTTGGTGCTACAACCAACCAATATTCAATAGGAATTTATAAAAAGTTATAATATGATACCAATTAAATTTAAGGAATTTGCATCCAACCCTGTTGTGGGTACTTTGTTTGTTGTTTTAGTAGCCATTGGCTATTTATATGTTGATGTGCGTTCTACCTTTCAAGGTCAGGCTAAAAATCAAGATGTAAAGATTGAGAAACTAG